AGAAGTGTGAGAAGGTGTTGGAGGAAGAATCTACTGAATAATTTTATATAAATCAATATAATTTATTTATAATAATCAATATAAATTATTAATAATAATCAAAATAAATTATTAATAATAATCAAAAATAAATAATGCAATATTATGAAGTAATAATATAATAATAAGATAAATAATGATAATTGAGTTAAAAGACATAAAATATAAATTCATATCAAAAGTATTTATTAAAACATTATGCAAATATTATAAAGAATATAAATAAATTATTATATTTATAGGTCAATTTGATATTTTTATAAATTTTACATATAAAAATGTAAAATTTATAGGTTATTTATATTTATAAAAAAAATATTAAAAATAAATAAAATTTATGTATATTTTTGAATAATTTTATGTGAAAATGTGGTATGTATGATAAAAAAAAAAATATTTTTATATATATTTTTTAAATTTAACAAGTATCATAAATACATTATATTAAATGAATCAACTATTTTGAAAAAAAACATTAAATTTTAATTAAATCTATCAGATTAATATAATTATTAATGAATATGATTAAAAGGTTAGTGAAATGTAAATTGGGTTAGTCAGCTAAAAAATAATAATTAATTATTGATTATCTGTATCAGGATTATTATTAATTTTCCAACATTTAATAATAGACCTAAAATTATTATATCTATCACAGAAATAAGGTCTGAAGAAGGTATTAGTTTCAATAAAATTAACAAAATATGATTTATTATATTTTTGTTTTTGTGCTTTAGTGAAATTTAGATATATATCATTATTTTTAAATAGGTCATAAATATCTCTAACTTTTAAAATGTCTTCTTTATTATTAGTCCAGAAGAAATTTTCTTTAAACCATGTAATAATTTGACAAGATAATTCAAGATATTGGTTAGTTCTTTCTTGAATAGTTTTAGGTATTTTAAAAATAAAATTATTATTAGTATAATTTTTATGTTTATCTAATAATATTTTAATTAATGCGAATTTATGTTTATGTTGCCATTCAGAAGTTTTATATGTTAAATCTGCTTTATATATATAATTTGTATCATCTAAAATATTATCATCAGTAGTGAATTTAGATTTAAAATTTATATCTATAATTCTACGAATATCAGCGTCTGATGGTTCTTCAGACAATAAAGGTTTTTGATTACATTCTACAATCATAGTTAAATTTAATTCTTTTTGTGTATTAGATTCATAATGATTTCTACAAGAAAATAATCCACCTCCTGTTAACTCTTTTATTATATTATTTTCAAATTTTTTAGTGGAGGTTGGTTCTCTAAAAATTACTAATCTTTTTTTATGTAAATTTGCTTTTTCTGGATTAGAACCTGTTCTAGCTGCTTCAAATAATATAGAATTATTTCCTAACAATGCATAATTTCCTAAACCTAATAATAGTAAATCGTGAAGTAGCCCTTTTCCATTACCGCCATTGCCTTGCGCTATTATAAATTTTTCCAAACATCTTCCATCTAAACTGGTAGATAAAATTTGTAAATATAATTCTTTTTCATCTTCATGTGGAAATATTAAATTTATAAGATGATTAATAGTAGTTAGTTCTTCCTCAGTAGGTTCTCTCCAATCATATCCAGTTGTAGTAGTAATATAATCATCATAATTATAATTTCTAAATTGTTGTTCTTTCATATCATAAACAATATCATTAAAACCTAATAACCACCATTTATCATCAAATTTAATGTCATCTCTATCACCATATTCTTTATATGTTTCAATAATTTCTTTTTTAATAGACATATTTTTTAATTTTTCAATATTTTTTTTTAATAAATTAAATTCTTTAGAATTCCAATAAACATTAATTAAAATGAATTTTAAGAATTCATATAATTCAGTATTAATATATTTTTTTAATAATATATCATTTTTTTCCCAATATTTATCATTAAAACAAAAAAGTGTATATTTATTATCTTCTTTTAAATAAATAAATTTATGACTAGCTAATAATTTTATATATTGTGCGAGGTCCGTAGGTCCTAATTCAAAAGTATTTTTATTCATAATTTCAATAAATTTAGGTTCATTATCTTGTTTTGCATAATAATAGATAGTAGCAACAGTAAAACCTGTTTTATTTTCTTTTCTTGTGAATGACAGATATTTTATTTTTGAAGCTTCATAACCATTATAATTACTACCTTTAGATGAATAATAATCATATAATTGGAAAGCTAAATCAGATTCACCAAAAATGTTATAAATAGCCATACCGATATGAATCCAATAAGAATATTCTTCAAATCTTTTTTGATGATAACATTCATCAAAGATTTTTTTATAAAAATCAGGTTCATGTAAAACAGAAGTTAATATAAATTCTTTATTTTTATAGTTTATATTATTATTTTTAGATAATTTAACATTTTGATTCAAATTTGTTTCTTTAAAATAAATAACTTGATTATTTGACAATATATTCTCTTCATTAACAATATTATTTAATTTTATTTTTTTTTTATTAATAGATATATCATTATAATAATTTATTAAGTAATCATTAATATCTTTACTATCTGATGGGATATAATTTATTATAAAATCTATCATACAACCTTTTTTTATGATATGAATACCTTTATCATTAGATTTTCCTTTACTTTGATGAGGACATCTATAAAAATGTTCACTATATATAGTTGTATCTATACAAGATTTATTATTTATAACAAATTCATCATTATATTTTGTTAATAAATGGGAATGAATTTTTTTTAAATTTTCACAAGATAAATTCCATTTTGGGATACTATAATGATATGAACCTTTTTTATAATTATTTTCTGTATATAATATATCATCATAAGATAATTCTAATGAATAATTATCTTTAACAAATGATATTAACATATCTATAAAATTATCAATTCCTTTAGTATAATTATCTATATCGCCAAAAAATATATATTGTTCATTTTTATGAATTCTAAAATGATAATGATTATCATTATATAATTCTTTACATAATTTAGTTTTACTAGTGAATATTATTTGATTATTATTAATAAATTCTTGTGTAGCCAAACTATAATTCGATACACTATATATTATATATTTTATGCCATTTCTGTCATTTTTTACCCCTAATTTCATAATAATAATATATTATTATCTTTCTTTATAGTACTTTTTATATTAGGGGTGTTTTTTGGCAGAAATGGCAGATTTTTTATCTGTTTTTTTTTTAATAGTTATTATACTATTTTTTTATATTTAAAAAAAAAAATAAATAATAATGCTTTTAGAACAAAAAAACAAACTAAATTATTTTTTTGATTCAAAAAAATTTATGAATAAAATAAATATTTATATACTAATAATAATCAATACAAACATAATATATAGTATCACGACATGGGATATTATTATTTTTAACGACAACTCTTTTAGGAATGATATCATAATTCATATCTTTGAATAAATTTTTAATAATAGATAAATGTTTTCTTTTGATATTATTTTTACAGAAACAAGTCCATGATGAACAACTTGGGATAAAGTCCCAAGTTCTAGATTAAAAAGCGATGCTTTTTAATGAACAAACGAAATATTTTTTAATTTCTTTTTCTAAAGATAATATAGAATTTTGTTTATCAAAATCATTATCTAATTTATGTAAGAAGAAAGTATTATTAACATCATCAATATTAAGAATATTTAATCTTTCATCATAAAATAAAATAGCTTTAGAATGCATAATAATATAAACACCAACCCTTTATAATAAAATTTATATTATGATATCCCTGATATTAAAAAAATAGATAATGGTATTGCTGAAAGATTAAAAATAATTAAATATAAATTTAAATTTATTAATGAACCTAAAAATATTTATGAAGAAATGAATAATAAAATAATACAATTAGAAAAAGATATTTTAGAATTAAATAATAATATAAAATTATTAAATGAAAAACAAAAAAATGAATTATTAATAGAAAAACATAAAAATGAATTAAAACAAAAAGATATTGAAATATTAGAATATAAATTAAAATTATTAAAAAAATAATAATATATCCACATTATGAATTATGATTTAGATAAATTAAAATTATTAATAAAATATTGAATTTAATTAATATTATATGTTTATATATAAAGGTTATGAATTATGATTTATATAAATATTGAATAAAATAATAATGTTTTTTAATTAGTGATAATATTTAATTAATATTATGTATCTATCCAAATTTTAGTCAATTTGATATTTTTTTTAAATTAATAAATTTATATATATGTTATTATTATAATTAGCTCGTCATAAGCGTGCGTGTAAACTGAATAATTAGATTTATAATATTATTATAAGTTGAATACTTATTTGAGATAGGACATTAATAAATTATATTGATATAAAACTTGATTTATATTTTAAATATTTTTGAATAATTTTATGTAAAATTGTGATAATATAGTATAAATAAGAACTCAAAGATGAAAAACAATATAATTGTACTAAATGTAATATTTCTATAGATAGAGATATAAATGGATGTAAAAATATTATGATAAAAAGTCTAATGATAAAATAGTATCATTAGATATCGGCTAGTTATTGGTCGTGAGAGCTTGAAGGATTTAAATTGTTAGTTTTGATTATTAGTTATTTATAGCTAATAAATTGAAATGATAATAATTAAAATTCTATCTATTTCTTTACATCATTGTAAAGAAATATCAAGTTTTAAATAACGGTATAATACATAAAAAAAAATTTATTGTGTATAAAAAATTTTGATTAAATTGAATAATTCTACCATAAACACCCCCGTGATAAAAAAAAATTGAAATATTATATTATATTATTACTATACTTTTTAATAAGTTCTTGTACCGTAGCCATTTAGCTGTTGCCAAATAGCAAGGATAAGATTAGAACGTTCTTTTGGATTAATAAACTAATAAATAAATATGAACAATTTGGATTAATTATCTAAATATATTTGTTATTCAATTTTTATAATATATAAAAAAAATTGAAATATATTATATATACACATTTCAATTAATATGTACAATTACCGTAGCCATTTTGGCTCAAGGAGTTCTAGTGAGTGTCCTTACCCTCTTAAAGATGGAGAACCTACCACCACGCCAACCCTTACTTTTGCGTAGGTGTGTGAATGGGTGTCAGTCTAGTTTCCCTGAAAACATACCATCACCTGGAGAAACAATGTGTGAACATTGCAAGGCTGCTAGGGACGAGCTACCGGAATATATTATTGATTATACCGAATCAATTAAAACGTTAGTACAAGCTAAGGAGCTTTTATATCCAGTAATATCTATTCGTTTTATATCAGGCAAAACATTACGAATTCATATTAATTCCAATGAGATATATATAGAGTTTAAAATATGGCTATTAAAATGGATTATTTTTACCAATAAAGAGAAAAGTTTCAACAATGATTTAGATTTAGTTATGGACACTACTTCAATAAGAGATCCTACGGGTTTACTCACTATTAGCGAGATATTACACTTTGAACAATCTACAACAGATGTGACTTTAACTTGCATATTAAGAGTGTATGATAAGATGATTACTGCACAATGTACTTGCGAAAATCATGGTTTTGATAATAATCTATTGAGAGAAAGAGCCTTGAACATAAGGTGTATGGGTGAATTATGTTGTGAACATGGAGGTGGTATATTAATACCAAAAGATTTAAATCCTTTTGAATTACCGGATGATATTCCATCAATATATATAGAAAACTTTACCGACATAGATTGGGTTGACTTTAAAAAAAAAGTTACCAAAGTTATTGGAGAATATATTGAATATTTAAACATGGATGACACCACTGTTTATAATTTAGAGAAATCATTATATGAAATGAACAATATTTCACCTAATGGGGAACAATATTTCACAGGATTAAATACAAACGAAGAAAAGTATTTATTCAATAAATCGTTAGAATTCAGGCGAGAATATTTATCAGATGAATTATATGATAAAGTATTCAGGCGAGGATATTTATTATATTATAAAGGATATGATTATACATATGGTCATCATATTTTTTAGTATCTTTATAATCTGAATTATCTATAATATCTATTAATTCTTGTATATTTATTTTAAATAATTCTTTTTATCTTTTTTAAATTTTAGGAATAAATGCTTATTCATTTTTAAGAAATGAAAAAAGGGTATTTTTTCTGAGTACAATAATAATTTTATTTATTTTTTCCGCTAGTAGATAAATATAGTAGTTTTTATTCTAATTATGATTAATGAGTAATGCAAAGTATTGCAATATATTATTGCAAAAAGACGGATCTTATAATATATTAGCATCAAATGGTGTTTATCAAATCGGATTTTTGAAAACCATATATATATATATATATATCTAAAGATAGTGATAATACATGGTCTTTAATTGATTTAACTTCATTGAATATTGATTATATCGAAGAAATGAGTAAACATAATATTGTAATTAGTGATTCCAGCCAATATATAACTATAATATTAAATAATATTAATATTATTTATTCACATGATTATGGCGTAACATGGTCAATGCAAAATATAAATTTTAAAATAAAATGGACATTAATAGGTATGTCATCCTCTGGACAATATCAAACAGCATTAACAGATGGAGAAGGAATATATTATACAAGTAACTATGGTACTATTTAGAATAATATTCCCGATTACATGATAAATATATCATTTAAAGACATATTTTTATCATCAACCGGTCAATATTAAATTATTATTGATGATAATAATAATATATATACTTCTTCTAATTATGGAGTAAATTTCATAATATCATCATTACAATTTGATGGCACATTTATTAGTATTAATGGTACTGATAATTATCAAGTAATTAATACAGATAGCCACATTTACTATACACAAAATAATGGTATAGAATGGAAAACAATATCACCTTCAATGTATATAAATTATAATTATTTACTATACACAAAATAATGGTATAGAATGGAAAACAATATCACCTTCAATGTATATAAATTATAATTATTTATATGCTATTGATAATAATACTAATAATATACTTGTATCAAATAATTATGGTCAAGATTGGAATAATATTACAAATAATTTAATAAATGATACTTTATTATTTAAAAATATATGTTATTTAACTTTTTCTAATATTATTAATACAGAAAAAACTATTATTTCTAGTACATTATTTACAGCGTCATCATCTTCTGGCGATCCTCACATTTGTACATTAAATTATGAAAAATATACATTAGTAAGAATACATAAAATATAAATTAATTATGTAAATATTATAATTATATATCTAAATAATATTATTATTTAGATAATTAATCACTTAAGTCATTTAATTCATTTAATTCAAATTCATTTAGTTCTAATTTATTTAATTTTTTTAGTAATGTTTTATATGTATTATTATAAATGAATTGTTTAATTTTATCTAATTTATGATGTTTATAATTAGAAAATCCATAAATTGGGGCACCATCATTAACATCTTTCATAAATTGAAATAAATTTTTATTTTTTAATGTTTCCTCAATATTATTATCATTAATATAACTTTCAATATTACCTAAATGATTATTTAATAAATCATATAAAACATAATCTTTAGATTCAACTTGAAATTTATTACCATTAAAAATATAAGCTAAATTATCTTTCATATTAGTAATAAAAACATTTTTATACTGAGGACGTTTATCATTAAAATGTACTAATTTAATACTTTCTTCAATAGATAATCTGACTTGACTTAATATTTTATCCATTTCTTTCTTAGATAATAATTCAGATAAATTTTCAAACTCTCTTTAAAATTTCTTTCCAATAATATCAATTATTTATATTATTAATATTATTTTGAGTATTATTATTAATATTATTTATATTATTTTGTGTATTAATTTTTTTAATTGTCTTAGGAGATATTTTATTAGATTGTAATAAAATATTAATTTTATTTTTAAGTTCATTAATTTCTTGTTTTAATAATTCATTATCATTTTTATTATTATTAATTTTATTATTATTAATTTTACATATTTTTTCATGTGTCCATCTTGTTTGTTTATGTTTATATATTTTATTGCAATATCTACAGTCATATTTATTATTTTCTTTACATATTTCCTTATTTTCATCCTTACTTATAACATTACTTTCCTTACTTATATCATTACTTTTATTAATAGTTTCAATTTTATGAAATTTTTTTGTTATGATTACATAAACTATGTTGGGATGCATAGAATTTATTACACTGATTACAAAAATAATCAGTTTTAATATCACTTTTTTTAACTTTATTAGTCATATATATATTATTAGATAAGTAGTCTTTAATTGTTTTTAAAAAGTTAAAAAAAGTTAAAATTATTTTTATAAAAAAGTACAGAGAGAGAGATTATATTTAAAAAAAATTATAATATAAAAAATAATTCTAAAATTAAAATAATTTTTAATAATTATTTGTTAATAATATTATCTAAATTATTATTTTTAATTGTAAAGAATTCAATGGATTCTACATCGTGTAGAATCCTTATGCTAAATCTATTATTATTTTAGTATATTTTAAATTTGTTGTAAAATGATCACCATTTAATTTATATCTATAGGAATTTAATACATAATGAACAACATATGATGTCTTTAACATCATATGTTCTTGATTCAAATGCTTTGCCTTTGAATGAACAACTAAATAAAAAAAGCTTAAGCATTTTTTATATATAAACTTGGATTAATAAATTAAATGTCGCTAGTGTAGGTTTATATTATATTTATTTTATAGTTAATTAATTTATTATTATTATTAAACATAAAAATTTTTATAATAATTATAGATTTTTATTTTGTCTCTTCATATATACAAATAGTATATTATCATCATTTATATAATGATTGGTTAGAACATATAATTAAAAAAAATATTAGCTAATATTTTAATATTTAGTATATAAATTTTTAATTTTGATTTTTTATCAAATCTTAAAAAATATAAATATTATATTATTAAAAAAATTGAAATATTATATTTTTAATATATGCTATAATAATCATTTAATATGTCATGTTTGATGTCTTTTTTATGTCAGGTAAATGGTTGTGTTCTTTTGCAAAGCAACCAACCTATACATATTTAGAAATTAAACAAATATTTAGTAAATTTACGTTCCAAACAAATTTCAAAATAATACATGGAACTCAAACTATTTTTACAGATATAGATGATTTAGATTATAAAACAATTACGTTAGAATCAAATTTAACTATAATATTATTATCATATGATAAGAAATTTTTTAAGGATTTAATAAAGAATCCTCATGATACTTTAGAAAATGCAAGTGATGAATTACTAAATGACCCAGAAATTATAAAACTAGCATGTAAATATCATCCTTGTGTATTAAGGTTCGCGAGTCCTGAGATACAAAAAAATATAGATGTTGTATCTTTCGTATGCGAACATTATGGACTAGCATTAGAATATGCTAGCGATGAATTAAGAAGTAATCCTAAGATCGTGTCTATTGCATGCAAACATGATGGACAAGCATTAGAGTACGCGATCGATGAATTAAGAGGTGATCCTGAAATTGTGTCTATTGCATGTTATCAAGATGGACTTGCATTAGAGTATGCTAGTAATGAATTACAAGATAACGATGAAATAGTTAAAATTGCAGTTAAATCAGATTCATCTGCAATTCGATTTGCTAGTTACAGAATATTTCCTGATAAAGATTATTTCTACTTTTGACTTATCAATAACATGTTATCTTAACAATGTATAATAGAGCTAAATTTCATAGATATTAAACACAATGTATGTTAGGTGCTATGAAAATTTATAATAATTTTTTTATTACTATTGAATACATAAGTGAATCCATCTTTATTATTTAAATTTAAATTTTAAATGACATCTTTTATATCTTTATAATCAAATATTACCGAAACAAAAACATGTAAACATCTAAATAATAAAATTCTAAAATTTAAATAATTTATTAAATAAATTATATATAATTATATGAATAAAAGTTTGTATGAAGATAAACATCCTACTACATCATTAAAAGGCACTGGATATGCTAATAAAGAAAAAGCATTATATACAATAAAATTAATTGAAAATTTTGATTTAACTTATCAAAAACAGGTTATTTTAACAATGTATAATAGAGCTAAATTTCATAAATATCAAACACAAGGTATGTTAGATGCTATGAAAATTTATAAAAAATGGTTGAAAAAATATAAAATAAAAACATAAATAAATATAAATATTTTCAAAATAATAGTTATTTTTAACAGAAAATCAATAAAGTGTTTTATAATATTTAAATTTTAAATTAACTTTTATACTATTTATTAAAATTGTTGTATATAACAAATATTATCTACAAGGACGAATTGCTGCAGGATTGCGCCAAGGACCACCACCTCCGTCAATAACAGATTCAAATACATTGTATGGAGTTATCTTCCTAACTTTATTATTATGTCTTTTTGGTGTATAATATTCATAATATCTATTCATTTGAATATCATAATTAATTTTTTTATATTTTTTATATGATTCAATAATATTTATTAGAATTTTGTGTAAATCATTATGGATTTCCATATTACACTTAACACAAGAAAATGTTAAATTACTATTCCAATCAATATTTGATAAAATATTAATAAGTGGTACAGCATTACTTTCATCAACAATTACTTTATAATTAAGTTCAAGCTCACCTCTAGATACATTTATAATTAATGTATCAATTGGACCACTAAAAATTAATTCTTTAGTAAACCCATAATATAGAGTAATTATAGGCATAACAAATTCACGATATGTAAAAATATTTATAACACGAATATTTGTAAGCCAAAATTTTTCACGATGTTGAGCTTGATGGAACTCAAAAATTCTCTGTTTAATATCATTTATCTTTTGTTCATATTTTTTTTGTGTCCTTGAACCATTTTTTTTTAATTCATTTTTTTCTTCTAATAGTTGTTTATAAAAAATAATTCTATCGGCTTTCCATTTATTACTCATTGTAATAAAATAGTATGACAACACAAATATATTTATTATAAAGCATTAAAACTTTAATAATTCAATTTTTTTTATTATCAAATGTATAAACTTTATAATTTCAATTTATTATAAAAATATGATATTAATGCTTTAGTATCCATTATATTTTTATAATAAAATATTGTATCATCATATGATAATTTATTATTTATTATAAAATCTTTATTATTTATTATAAAATCTTTATTATTTATTGTGTGTAAATAATCAAAAAATAATACTTTTTCTATAAAATCTACTTTATCATTAAATTGTGTATAATAATTGATTATAACTATTATTATAAACATATTAAACAAATTACCAAATATTAATAAATATTGGATAATTGATTATATAATTAATAAATATTTTATCATATATATGTATCCCAAACATTATCTTGACTAACTCATATAAATTTAGAATTATCAAAAAATAATATTAATTTAAATATATGAGGAATATATTTTAAACACCCATATGTTATTTTATTATTATTATGTAAAAATAATATATTTATATTAGGAATGCTTCTAATACCTTCATTAGTTATATTTTTATTATTTTTTAATTCTAATACATGTATATTTCTAATATGTCTCAATCCAATATTAGTAATTTGTGTATTTTTATTTAGACTTAATTCATAAATATTAGGTATATATCTCAAACCATAATCAGTAATATTTGTATTATTATTTAGACTTAAATCATAAATATTAGGTATATATTTTAATCCATTATCTGTTATTTTATTATTTTTATCTAAATGTAATGTATTAATATTAGGAATATGTCTTAATCCATCATCTGTAATTTTATTATTTCTATTTAACATTAATGTATGAACATTAGGAATATATTGTAATCCTTTATCAGTTATTTTAGTATTATCATATAATTTTAAGGTATGAATATATTTCAAATAATTAAAAGATGATAACAAATTTGTATCAGCAGTTATTAATTTTAACTTATATTTTACATTTATGTAATAACATTTTATTAAAACTATATTTTTTTAAACATTTTCCACACATAATAATTTTAATATTATTATCACAATTTTTAATAAAATGTAAAGCTTCTTTCAAACTAATTTTATATTGTTCTTTATTTTTAATCCATTCATTATTTTTCATAATATTTTTAATACATTTATCTATATCTTCATTTAATATAGGAATAATATAATTAAATTTAATTTTATTTACATTACCTGTATTATATGTTTTAATTCTAAAATTTAAATTTTTAGTATAACCAACCTTATAAAATGTTTTATTATTAATTTTTTGTTTAATTATATAAATATATTTTCCACTTGGATAAACAATATGTGATTGACTATTTATTAATAAATTATTTTCATTTTTTAATGTTTTTATTTTATTATTTAATAAATGTATTTTATTCATTTCTTCTTTTGATGAAATATATTTACCAGTAGATGTAATATATGGCATAATTTCTTCTATATATTTTTTCATAAATTTTTTAGCTAATGGTTTTGTGCTTTTTGATAATACAAAAAATAAGCCGCTATTATTAATCATAATAAAATTTTTATTACTATTGAGGATGGGGGGTGTATATCCCCCCGTCCTTATTATGCTTTTATATTTTTTTATATATTTATTATCTAAATCTAAATTTTTAATGGCATCTTTTGGATCCTCATAACCAATAATTTTTAATAAATCTCTTAATTTAAACCAAATATTACCATCTATATCAAAAATAATTAATAATTGATTTTTTTTATAATTTAATATATTATTATATATATCTAAATAAAAACTATTACTCATTATAATAAATGAGATATTTTTTATATAAAAAAAAATATATAATATATAATATATAAAATGGATTATAAATTTACTTGTTCTAAATGTAATTATTATACAAATAAATCATCAGATTTTGTAAAACATCATAAAACACGTAAACATCTAAATAATAATAATAATATAATAGTAGTAAAAGAAAATATTTGTGATATTTGTGATATTCAATTTCTAAATCATTGGAATTATAAAATACATATGATTACAAATCATGCATCAATTGAAGAAAAACGTAAATATAAATATTATTGTGAATATTGCAATATTGTATTATTCTGTTCATTATATTATGATAAACATATTAGTAGTAAAAAACATAAAACAAATGTATTAGCAACAACAATTAATAATTTATCATAAATATTATAATTAATTTATAAATATAATAAATATAAACAATTATATTTATTAGAAAAAAATAAAATTAAATGGTGGTATGTTTAAAATCCCCCTTCCTAATACTAAAAACCATAATCAAAATTTGATTTATTACAAAATTTAAAATTTTTTTAACATTTTTATCTGATGAATATAAAAAAACAATGAATGATTGGTTAAATAATAATACAACCCATCCAAACTATACTGTTACTAAAAAATTAACCGAATTACCAAATATTAATAAAGATTGGATAATTGATTATATAATTAATAAATATTTTATCATATATATGTATCCCAAACATTATCTTGACTAACCCATATAAATTTAGAATTATCAAAAAATAATATTAATTTAAATATATGAGGAATATATTTTAAACAGCCATATGTTATTTTATTATTATTATGTAAAAATAATATATTTATATTAGGAATACTTCTAATACCTTCATTAGTTATATTTTTATTATTTTTTAATTCTAATATATGTATATTTCTAATATATCTCAATCCAACATTAGTAATTTGGGTATTTTTATTTAGACTTAATTCATAAATATTAGGTATATATCTCAAACCATAATCAGTAATATTTGTATTATTATTTAGATTTAAATCATAAATATGAGATATATATTTTAATCCATTATCTGTTATTTTATTATTTTTATCTAAATGTAATGTATTAATATTAGGAATATGTCTTAATCCATCATCTGTAATTTTATTATTTCTATTTAACATTAATGTATGAACATTAGGAATATATTGTAATCCTTTATCAGTTATTTTAGTATTATCATATAATTTTAAGGTATGAATATTTTTAATATGTTTTAATCCTAAATCACTAATTTTATTATTATCACTTAATTCTAAAGTATGAATATTTGATAAATATTTTAATCCTATATTAGTAATTTTGTTATTATCATTAATAGATAAAATTCTAATATTTTTTAAATATTTTAATCCGTCATTTGTAATAAACTCACTACATAGTTCTAATTTATTAATATTAGTTAAATATTTTAATCCTTCATTAGTTATATTATAATTATCATTTAATATAAATGTATGAATGTTTGATAAATGTCTTAATCCATTATCGGTAATTGTATAATTTTCATATAATTCTAAACTATGTAATTTAGATAAATATTTTAAGTCTTCATCAAATATATTTAACCCTCTTATTTTTAATGTATTAACATTAGATAAATATTTTAATCCTTCATTTGATATATTTTCATTAAAACTTAAATTTAATGTATGAATATTTGATAAACATTTTAATCCATTATTTGTAATTTTGTTATTCCAATGTAAATCTAATGTTTTAATATTTTTAATATGCATTAAACCCGCATCTGTAATATTATTATTATCATTAATATTTAAATTTTGTATATTAGGTATTAATTTCAATCCGTCATTTGTTATTTTTCTAGTATCTAATATTAATGTATGAATATGAGTTATATATTTCAAACCATTATTAGTTATTTTATCATTATTTTCTAAAATTAAATATTTTAATTGTTTGAAATTTTTTAAATTATTATCTGTAATTATATTATTATTTGGTAAACATAAATATGTTATTGATTTCAATAAATCATTATTTATATATTTATTAACACATAAAAACTCATATAAAAGAGAACTATCAAAATCTATTATTTTAGCAATTAAATTAATGTCTATAGATATCATTATTATAATATAATTTTATTTTTTTATATTATAATAATATAAAATTAAGTTGAACCTATTTAAAAAATAATAAGCTAATAAATTAATGAGTCTAAACATAATAAAATTATTAAATAGAAACTGGTATTTATCTAATGATGTTCATATAATTGATCCTGCTTTCTTTCCGGGATGTCATATTAATATGAGACTTATAATTGAAAAGAAAAACTTAAAACCTGATAATTATATGTTTGCATATATTAAAAATAATGTATGGATTGAATCAACTGATAAATATGCTAGATCGAAATTATTATTAAGTTCAGATTGGGTAGAAAATAATGTTCCTAAAATTATTGTTATGATGAAGAAAAAATCATTAACAAATAATAATATTATTGAATCAGAATTAAATGATGAATGCAATGATATTAATATTAACAAATTATATGATGTAGAACCAGCACCTCATGTTTTAACGTTAGAAGATCATGAAAAATTTAGAAATAATGATGGGAAAACATTTGAAATTGAGGTTAGAGGAAGTCGTAATCATAAAGAAAGTTTTTTTAAAGTGAAAGATGTAATGGAAGCTTTTCAATTACCATATTTAAATGATATTTTAACTCATAAAGATAAAGGATATGTTTACTATAAACATTATAAATATTTTACTATAATAAAAGATAAAAATAAAACAAAAAAAGAAATGTATTTAACATATGACGGAATTTTAAAAGTAATTAATTCTTCTAGATGTATTTTCACTTGTGACAATACAAATGTAATGAATATATGGATACATTCTATTATAAATATAAATAAACAATTATTTATATTGAATACAAATTCCGAAACTTTGAAACCTGGAATAGTTTATTGTATTACTTCTGAATTAGTTAATTATATTAAAATTGGTTATTGGCGTAAATCAATTAATTCACTTAAACACAGGTATGTAACTTATCTAGGTAATAATATGAATTTATTTTATGTTAATAGTTTAAATCCTTCAAAGCTTGAAAAAGAATGTCATAATTATTTTAATCATTATAAAATATCAAATGAATTATTTGATAAAAAATATTTAAATGAATATATAATTTTTCTAGAGAACACTAAATGATTTACTAATTCTTTTAATATATAGTAAATCATTTAAAGAAATATTAATTATATATATTAAATGAGTCTAAACATAATAAAATTATTAAATAAAATATGGTATTTATCTAATGAGGTTCATGTGATTGATCCTTCTTTCTTTCCTGGATGTCATATTAATTTAAGACTTATTATTGAAAAGAAAAACTTGAAACCAGATAATTATATGTTTGCATATATTAAAAATAATATATGGATAGAATCAACAGATAAATATGCAAGATCGAAATTATTATTAAGTTCAGATTGGGTTGAAAATAATGTTCCTAAAATTATTGTTATGATGAAGAAAAAATCATTAACAAATAATAATATTATTGAATCTGAATTAAATGATGAAAATAATATTAATGAATTATATGATGTAGAACCATCACCTCCTATTTTAGAATTATCTAATAATGAAAAATTTAGAAATAATAATGATGAAACATTTGAAATTGAGGTTAGAGGAAATCGTAATCATAAAGAAAGTTATTTTAAAGTGAAAGATTTAATGAAAGCATTTCAATTATTGCATCTTAATATAGTTTTATTAAATAAAGATAAAGGATATATTTATAATCAACATTATAAATATTTTACTATAGAAAAATTAATCCCGGGTGAAAAAATTAAGACTAAAAAAGAAATGTACTTGACATATATAGGTGTACTAAAAGTGTTATTCTCATCAAGAACAGGTAATGCAGAAAATTTTCAAAATTGGGCATCAGAAATTTTATTTACTGTTCAAATGGGAACTAAAGAAAATAAACTAAAATTATGTTCTAATATATTAGGTGTTGATGCAAAAGTTATTAAAGAAGTATTTAATACAGGCACTCATACATTACCATGTGTATATTTATTTACATTAGGTACAGTTAATAGTTTAAAAAAATCTATGAATTTATCTCAAGATTTAGATAATAATAGTATTATATGTAAATTTGGATTAACTAAAAATTTATCAAGAAGAACAGCAGAACATTTAACTAATTTTGAAAAAATTTCTAATAGTGATCTCAAATTAAAATATTATTCATATGTAGATCCATTATATATTACTAATGCAGAAAATGATATAAAATTATTAATGAAATCATTAAATGTCTATTTAGATTTTGAAAATTATAATGAGTTAATTATATTAAATAAAGATTTATTTAGTATAGTTCAAAATTATTATAATCAAATAGGTAAAAAATATTCTGGTCATATAACCGAATTAATTAGTAAAATTAAAGATTTAGAACATGATAAAGAAAAACTAGTATTAGAATTAGATAAACAAAATATTGAAAAAGAAAAATTAGTATTAGAAATATCAAAACAAAATATAGAAAAAGAAAATATAAAACTTAAATATGAATTATATAAATTAAAAAATAACTATGAAGAAATAATAATAAAAAATGAATCATATTTATTAGATCAAAATTATGTATTTAAAAATAATTTTGGTATGAAAGGAGAATTATATGGAGTTTATAATTCTACAACTAATACAGTTAAAAAAATTAAAATTTAACTATATATAATAATATGGTTAAATAATTTATTTGATAATTATCAATTATTTAAGTTTATTATAATAATTTGAATTAATGCATTATATCCAATTAATAAAGATAAATTATTTAATATACTATTATTATCAATTATAATATTTTATTAATTATGTTTTTAAACAAAACAAAACAAAATTTAATTTAACTAGTAATTATTATAAATATATTGTTTATTATATATAATTCATTATTATATAAAAAAAATAAATAATAAAAATTTATTATTTATTTTTATTCAAATACATTAAAAATTTATAAAGACCCGTTGGGTCTGTAAGTTGCCATGAAAAAAACTCATCTGGTTCACGCACTCAAACGATACCATTCATCCAACCGCCATGACATCATGCTACAAAAATTATCAATATCAAATGGATCATTAAAACGCAATGAAAATCCATCTGGTCCAATGAAACAAGCCTGGTCCTGGTAAATTTTGGACGCCAATGTATGGAAAGCAACTATGTTGCAATCATAATCACCCACAACATACTTCAAAAGTTCCTCAAACTTGTAGCCTTTAAATTTTTTATCCTTATTAGGCACCGGAACATGAACCACTGTAATGTTGCTGAAAAAATGGTCCTTGATTGCGATATTAACGCCTCCTGATGTAAGTTGTATTGCACCATGAGGCACGCAAAAGTATCCTGATGAGGTTATCATGGACCCATAATTTGTTGGATTTTTATGGAACATCCAGTATCCCCAAATGTGGCGCCGGCGGCGTGGATCCGGAATGTTGTCAAAGCAACCCTGCACATACTCACAAATAGGTTGAAAGACATTTGTCTCATCTTCCGCACACGGAATTGGGATGCCAACGTGCGCTTTAATACATAGAATCGACATGATTCCCAGATATAGTGCACCTAGCTTTTTGTCTTGAGCCAAAATGGCTACGGTACTAGGTATAAACATATAAAATTTAGTATAAAATATACATTTCAATTTTTTTTATATATAAATTAATATTTATTTTTTCTAAATAAAATATAATTATTATTACCATGTAAATATTATAGGATAATTGCCATTGGGATGTGGGTATGATGCATTTATTTTCAGCTAAATCACTAACTCTATAATTAACATAATGATATTTTATATCTTCGAAATATTGTGTATATGCTTCTTTGTTATATTTAATATAATCACAATATTTATAAAGAAATTTCATTTGACACATTCTTTCAACAATTTTATTTAAAGTATATTTAGATTTTTTCATAAATATAAGATTTAAACTAATGTTTAAACAGAATCATATCTAAATTTAATACCAACTTTATGTAATTCTATAATTAATTTATTAATTTTATTTTTATTATCTTTAATTTCATCAATTACATTGCTAAAAATTAAAACTTTATTCCAATATAAATAATATTTAATACATCTTTCATATAATTAGTATTACAATATTTTATTTTACCTAAATAAGTTTTACAATTTACTAAATCTTCAAGGGTGTAAATAAATATGTATTTTATGCACTTGTTTTAGAAATTTTAGTATATTTATATAAACTCCTACAATCACTACATAAATAAATATTTAGTAATGAATTAAATATATCTTTACTAATACAACAATTATTACAAATATTATTCATTCAATAATATTTATAATAAAAAAGTTGATATAAAATATTATTAATTATATAATATTATTATTAATAATGTTTTCTTATGAAAGAATGATTTATAATGTTAAATCTGAATGGATGTCTTTTATACTAGATAATAAAGATGAATTGGATAATATAATAAATGAATTAAATAGTTATAAATATACAATTTATCCTTATTGTGATAATATTTTTAAAGCATTAACATATTTTCAACCTAACGAAACTAAATTAGTAATATTAGGTCAAGATCCATATATTAACTCAGAAAATGATGTACCTCAAGCATGTGGATTATCATTTAGTGTTCCTTCAACACACAAAATACCACCATCATTATTAAATATATTCAAAGAAATTCAAAATAATTATTCTAATTATGAAATACCTAAAAATGGATGTTTAGAAAGATGGTGTAATGATTCAAAAATATTATTATTAAATTCATCATTAACTGTAGAAAGTGGTAAATCTAATAGTCATGCTAAATTATGGAATAATTTTACTAATAAATTAATATCTTATATAAGTCATGTAAATGAATCAACAATATTTCTATTAATGGGAAATTTTGCCCAAAGTAAAGAAAAATATATTGATGAAGATAAACATAAAATATTTAAAACAATTCATCCATCTCCATTATCAGCATATAAAGGATTCTTTGGATGTGATGTATTTTTATCAATAAATGAATATTGTAAAGAAAAAAATATAGATGAAATTAAATGGTGAAAATTTAATTATTTTATTAATAAAAATTAATTATTTGAATTAATAAATTTAATTATTTGAATTAATAAAATAATTATAAAAATCTTGTTTAAAATTTAAAAACAATCTCCAATCTATTCTAAAATTACTCCATGAACATGCTATTTTAATTATTTTCTTAAATTCTTCTGTTTTTAATGCACCTAAAATTTTATCGCCTTCTTCTTTTGAGTCAATTATAATACCAAATGAATCTTGTGTCATACCATATTTTCCATCCCAATCATTAATGGCATTATCCATTCCTGTTTCTCCTATAATTATTTTAGATACACCAAAATGTCCTTTATTATTTATTTTTGAATACATGTATCTTATTCCATTTTTTGGTGTTAAATATATTAAATCATATTTATATGAGTTATCTTTTTTTGTTGATACAATATCTTTTTTTAATCTTGAATAATTAAAATCATTTAAAATATTTAATTTTTCTTCATTATTTTTAGCTATTAATTTATCAATAATTTGAAAATCACAATTTGGCAACCATTCATAATGTTCTAAATCTATATTATTTATTACGTTATTTTCATCTAATATAATTGTTTTTTTATATTTTGGTTTATTTTTAATTACATAATAATCATATCTAGTTCCACATCCAAAAGTTTTAAGTCCATCTTTTGTATTATGAATTTCTAAATATAGCATTTGATTTTGTTTTGTCATTAGATTAAAAAATTTTTTCATTCTTGTTTTATCACTTTGAGGTTTTCTCCATAAACTTGGATGAACAAATACTAAATATCCATTTTTATTTAATTCATTAATACTTTTTTCTACAAATAAATGCCATATCATATTACCATTTCCAGTATCATCTTTATTATATGGCGGATTTCCAATTATAACATCAAATTGTTTATTATAATTCATTTTTAAACTATCACCTTCATAAATATTTAACTTAAATTCATTATTTATATCAAATATTTGTTTACATATGAATATATTCTTTTTATTTAATTCACTCATATATAACATATTTTCTAAAATATGTTTTTTTCTTTTATTATCATCCTTAATTTCATCTTTTAATCCTTCCATTAATCTTAAATATACTGCTATTGGAAAATTACCCATTCCTGTAGCTGGATCTAACCATTTCAAGTTTTTATCTTTCCATACTAAATTAGGTAATTTATCTAACATTTCATTTACTAAAATCATTGGAGTAAATACTTCACCAAATTGTTTTTTCTCTATATCTTTAGGTTTTAAACAATCATTAATTAATTCTAATAAAGATTTTGGATTATCTAATAATGATTGTAATGATAATTTAAATTGAATTGATATATTATATGTATTAGAATTTTTATCAAAATATTTATTAACTATATCTCTTATTAAATTTATTAAATCTTTATTATTCCACCATATTAAACATTGGTCATCAAATATATCTAATAATTCAGGATTTTCTTTGATATCATTTAACATCTTTACAAAATCCATATTTGAACTTGTAACTGTTAATATACATGTTAATGGTATTACATATGGTAAAACATCTTGAGTAAATGATATTTGTGTTTCTTCTTCATCTGAACTTTCATTATCAGAAGAGTTATCAATTTTAATTATTTCTTTACCTGAAGGTAATTCTTGTATTCCTTCATGTAATTTTATTTTGACATTTACTTTATTATCTTTTAGATTTTTTGTAAATGTGTTATTTATTAATTTTTGTGTTGAATTATCAAATTCTTCATAATCATTATCTAACTTAAGTAATAGTGATTTAAAACTATTTAATGGATCTTGTTTCCATATATCCATTAATTTTTTAACTATCATATCAGAATTTATTTTTTTATTTAACATCATATCAACATCAATGTTTATTAAATGATTTTCTATTAAATATTTTATTTTATCGTTAATACTTTTTTCATTTTTATACACTGTATAATTTATGCAAGTATTTAATATCCTACTAATATTCAAATCTACAACAAAACCTAGTTTTTTATTATTAGCCTCTCCCATATGCTTTGATATGAGAGTAGGCGTTGCTTCTGTCATGCATCTATACATTTGTTGCAATACCTTGTCAGATGAGAATGTATTGTTCATAAGAATAACTAAATCACATAAGTTTAATGTAATTCCTAACGTAAGCATATTACCTGCTAATAATATTAAACCTAATTTATTTTTTGATTTAGCTATTATTTCTTGTTTATTAATATCATCTTTAATATCTTTTGCTAAGTCTGTATTTTTACGATTTATACATAATATATCATATCTTTTTAGGATATTATCCTCTAACATTAATTTATTTAAATTTAGAGATATTTCATTAATATTATTAGATGGTAAAAACCAAATCTGTGTAAATGGATTACGTGTTTCTTTTTCAGAACAAATATAATTTATTCTTGTAAATATAGTTTTTTCTCCATCTTCCTCTTTATTAGATCCTGAAATATATCTTAAAATTGTTTTAACTTCATTTGGATAACTAAATTGTGTTTTTGCTTTATTTAATCCAAATAATGTATCAAAACAAAAACCCATTTTATTTGAACCATTTAATTTTTCTTTAATTATATCATATCTTTGTGAGTCAAACATATTAGTAATTAAATGTAAATCTGGCATCTTTTCATAACATTTGAATATATCATTTAATGATAATCCTAAATCTGTATAATATTTAATAGTTGATATTATATATTTATTACCATGTTTTAATTTTAATTTATCTAAATTATTTTCATCAATTAATATACTTTTACATAACTGTTCATTGGGAAACTTTGTTTCCCAATCAAGAACTGATGTATACAATGTCTTCATTAGTTGTTCATCTTCAATATCCCAATACATAATACATTCATGTGATATATTCCATATTTTTAATGGTTTATTAAAAGTAGCCGTTAAAAATATTTTTATTGTATTTTGAGATGAATATGATTTAATAATTTCATGAGTTAAATCAGTACATCCAGTATAATGTGTTTCATCAAAAGCTATTATATCTAATTTTAAATTTTTAATCTTCATAATAGTTTTATCATTAATATATTTCTGTAAAAGTTGTTTAGACATTACAAAAATATTATTATCACTTGTTTCTAAATTTTGAAATGATTCTTTAATATGATGTATTTTAAATTTATCAAAATCTTTAAATTTATTAAATAAGTCATCTGTAAATTGTGGTAATGTTTCAGTTGGAGCTGGTGTAATAATAAGAACATTGAGACGTTTCTTAATATTAAATTGTTTAAGTATTATACCACCTATCATAAAAGTTTTACCACTTCTACATTTACAGAACCAACCAAATGATTTATTACCTTCTTCAATTAAATCACTTGTTTTTAATGTTATTAATTCTTGATGGAATCTTAATTTTAAAGTTTCCTTACTATTTAAATATATTTCATTCCAATCATCGTTTATATGTTTAATCATATCTTGTTTGAATGCTAAAAAATATTTATTTAAATCTGTTTTATCAAATATACCTAATATATTATTAGTAATATATCCTGTTGATTTTTTAGCATTAGTTTTTTTATCTAAAACAGGGTTTTTATTTATAACAAGAAGATATATTTTGCATTTATAATTATTTTCTGTAGACATTGCTATTATATTTTGAACATCATATTCAAATATAGATTTTGGGGTTTCATTATATTTAGAAGTAATAAATACATAAGTATTATCATTTTTATTAAGTAATGCAATATCAACACAACCTCTTGAATTTCCATTGAATACTTTTTCATTTACATATTGTTCATAATTTTCTAATTGTTTAAGATTATTAGTATTACCAATTAAATTTTTAAATTCTGACTTTGGAAAAATATCACAAAATCCAAATTTAATAACAACATCAAATAATCTTTCAAAAACAAAACCTTTTTTTGATGATGATTTAAAATTATATAAAATATCATCAATATTATCAAAATTTATAATATATCTAATAAACTCTTTAATAGTCATTTTTTTAATTTCTGTAGTAGTCATATACTATATATTATTGAGTATATTTTTATGTTTAGATATATCAATTTTTTTTATTTTATAGATGGATAAATAAAAATTTATTAATCTACATCTTTCTGAATCAATTAAATAGTTAACAATATGGCACAACAAAATTATTCATCTCATCATCAAGAACATTATTATGTTCCTTTTTAATATATCCTAAAATTTTGCCCGGGTCTTGAACAAATTTATTCATGATAGTAATGAATCTTGAAGATACAACATTAATGATGTGGTCATTATTAGCATATTTCATATTATCATGTTGAAAGTGTTTATTGCAAAACAATGAAAAACTTTTCTCAAACAAATATTTCTTCAAGAATTTACTTTTGAGAAAGTAATGACCTACCAGATTGAACACTCTAGATACTGCAATGCATCTAAATTCATATTCCTGGTATTTGTCATCAAAAGCATTACTATGAAACAATGATATTAAGATATTAATCACTTCATAGAAATGCGTGAACTGTAAAAACACTTTCAATGTGATATCTTCCTTGGTGAAAGTCTTGCATATATTGCCCGACATGAAATATCCATAATATCCTTGCTTGAGCAAGAACTTCATCAAGTCTTCAGGAATTTGGATACTAGCTGGATTATGATTCCAACCTATGGCAAGGAACATGACTGTGTCCATTATGGAAATGATAGTTTTCCACTGAAAACCACCATCAAAAGCCACGTTGCTGAACATTTCTGCAAACTTGTAAAATAGAGTCTGCATTGTGCACTCAATCTGATCCACAAAGCCTACGGTAAGTGCAAAGCACAAAGCCTACAGTAAGTGCAAAGCCTACAGTAAGTGCAAAGCCTACAGTAAGTGCAAAGCCTACAGTAAGTGCAAAGCCTACAGTAAGTGCAAAGCCTACAGTAAGTGCAAAGCCTACAGTAAGTGC